ATTTTTGAAATTCTTTTCGGGCTCCTTCTAACATGGATCTACCATATGGTAAAAAGTTAGAATCTGATAACATGCGGAAATGTGCTACTTCAAACACATCGTATGTCATTTGTTCTGACGCAACGTTTTTGAATTTGATTTCATATTCTCCAGTAGTTTGGTTATATTCTTCCCATCTTTCCATTTCATAACTTGAAAATGGACGTGCATTTAAAATTCCAATTTCTTCAGCAATATCTAATTTTAAAAAGAAATCACCATATTTTGTCATGTTACGAATCCAAGTCCATAAATTGAACTCAATATTTAAAACATCATAAAATAAATTGTAAAGTATTTTTTGTATTTGTGTTTTATTAGTTCGGATAGTTAAAATATCACCAAATTGATCAGCTAATGTAGATTCATCTGAATATATATCCAATGCTGAAGATATAATTGGATCTTTATCCATCATTTCATAGTCAGCATATAATTGCAGACGATTTTGATGCATATAATAATTTGAATCATATCCGCCATTTCCGCCGACACGATGTTTATTTGCTCCGTGCAGACGAGTATATCTATCTGCAACTTTACTTTGACTTAAATTACCTACTGATTGTAATCGGTTTGTATCAACTACTCGTAGCTGATCTTTACCATATGCTCTAACAACCACATTGGTACTAAATAAATTCTGTAAACGTTTTCTTAATGACGCCATATTATCTTTTTTATATAAATATAACTATCTATAGAACCATGCCTGATTTTTATTTAATAAGCCATGTTAATGATTCATCATCTCGGCCGTTGTTCCACGACCATCCATTATCGGTGTTATTTTTGTTGCCTGTATATATAACTGGACTTGTTTTTTGAAATGATGAAAGTGCTTTTTTATTGAGCTCAATTCCTTGTTGTCGTAACTTAAGAGTTGAATCGCGCAACCAAAGACCAATACAAAATGACATTACTAGGTCATCATTGTATCCATTTTGTGATTGGGCTTTACCATTAAGCCAAATAAATACTAGTAGTTCTTGTATAAGTCTTTTACTACGAATTATAGGAGTTCGTTCGCGCATATACATTTCTAATGCAGAAATCATTAATGGCCTTGTACGAGTTGTAGTTGATACTCCAGGAACCATTTGGCCCTTATCTTTCATATCATATCCTTTTTTCAATTGTACATCAGCATCTGTATATCCATCATCTTTATATGTATAATGTAGATTTTGATATCCTCTATCTAATGCCGGCTGTATTGCTGCCCAACCAATATTTGCATTTTCAATTGCTAGTAGCGCATTATTCCATTCTGTTGCAACCGTTACTAGCATGTTGCCAAATTCATTGGGAGGAATTTTTCCTTTATACTCAGCAACTTGACGTACGTCATGAACATCAAAAACATGGAATGCAGAATAATCTGCGCCATCGCCTCGCGCAACGTCAGCTACTACTAAATAATCTTTAGTATAGTCCGGATATTCCCATACCCAATAGTTTCCGTCAAAGCCTCTACGTTCAATTGGATCTTCAGTCAATGCATCATATTCTAATAATAATGGACCTTCAACTACGGTATGGCCGGAACTAACAAAGTCGCAGTCACATTCTTGTGCTGCGCCACGTTCACCTAATAAACGAGTTTGTTCATCTCGCCAATCTTGGTCACGTTCTGGATGAACTGTCCAATGCAGTTTAACTGTATGAAATCCATTAATGTCTGCTTCTGCGTCAGCCCATGTTTGATGAAACCAATTACCAACTCCGTTTGGAGTAGATAATACTATTGCTCCACCACCCGTAGATAATGTTGCTTGAGATGCAATCCATATTTCTTCAATGTTTCGAATAAATGCGGCCTCATCAACTATTAATAATGATAATGCTTCAGATCGTGCTCCTGTTCCAGCAGACGATACTGCTTTAATCTGCGAGCCGTTTTTAAATTTTAATGATAATTTATTGTCTGCGTCAATTGTACCTTTTAGCCAACTTGGCAAATTGTCATGCATAACACGAACTTTTGTTACTAGGTTTTTTGCTACTTCTTGTGTTGTTGCAATAACTAATACGTTAAAGTCTTCGTTGAATAACATGCTCCATAAAGCAAATCCAGCTGCTAATGTTGATATACCTAACTGTCTTGATTTCAATATTACATTGTAACGATTATTGCGCAATTCATTTAATGAATCTTCCTGGAATTGAAATAAATTAAATTTAATCTTTCCTCGTTTAGGATGTTGGATATAACAATAATTACGCATAAAAAATACAGGATCTTTAGCACACATCATGTACTGTTGCTGTATTATTTGTTTTATGTTTGCAGACATTGTATTTATTTTATAAGTTGATTTATTAATATGCCGGTGCCTAATGCTGATAGAAATCCTGCGCCATACCATAAACCTTTTTTATCATACCATTTTGGTTGTAATAATTTTTCTCTACTTACATATAAATCAATGTTTTCTTGCAACAATTTAATTTGATTGTTTTTATATTGTAATTGTACTGAATCTAATTTAATCAACATACTTTGTGTGCGAAATGCTGTATCATATGATTTAATTAAATTGTTATTGATATCATCAGCTGTCCAAAGTGAATCCAATACAAATGATATATCAGCAAGTTCTTGTTGAGTAAAACATGTGTCAGGCAATTGTTTTTTTGTTTGTGTAAATACTATTGTTGGGAACAATAATATAATTAATAGTTTTTTCATTTTGTTTGTTTTTTTGCTCGGCGCACATTTTTTAAAATATTTTGTTTAGCATCTTTAATTGGAACTTCTTCAACAATTAAATTGTCTTTAGCTTCTTGCAAATCAGCAATTGCTGCTGTTTGTTCTACTAAATCTTGTTTTGTTTTAATTCTTGTTTCTTCTACTACTTCTATTTTGCCTTGCAATTTATCAATTGACGAATCATTATCATCAATTTGTTTTGCAGTTTTTCTTAATTTTTTACTAGTAAGTTTTGATGATGTTACTGCAAAAATACCTATAATAGCAACTATTGCTCCTATTATAAATGCCCAATATTTTTTAATTGTTTTCATTTGTTTCCTTGTTATTTAGTTTGTTTAAAAAATTTTCTTTGAAAATATCAAATTGTTTTTGTATTGTATCTTCAAATTCTTCCGGGGTCATTTTTGCAGACCAAGATTCTTGTTCGCCTTCGGAATTTGTAACAAATTGTGCTGCGGTTGTATATGTGTCTTTTAACATTTTAACATCTCGCTCTGCGGACTCTAACCATGCAAGTGCATTTTCACGAATTTTATTTTGCTCATATTCTTCATATGTTCCAGCTTTTTTTAATTCATGTTCCATATCAATTGTACAATCAAAACACATTCCATGCACTTTACGCATTTTTTGATCTATATGATGTGTACCTAAACATGTACATATATCTTTTCTACAATTAGGAAATGATTTCAATTCATCTCGGACTGATTGCAATACATCGGTGCCTTTTGACTTGCGTATACGAAAGCCATCTTTTTGCTCAATGATGTGTGTGATTCCTGTTGATGAATTTGTTTCTTCCCATTTGTCACCAATTTCGTGACAATCATTTTTCTTTGCAACTGATGTTGCATCGGAAAATCCTACAGTTTTTTTTGTTTGAAACTTGTGGGTGCCATCCAACATTTGTTGTACAGCTTTAACATTTTGTAACTTTTTAGACATTATTTATTTTTTAGATTTATTTCCCGTTGAAAGTTTATTAATTGCTAATGAACGAAGTAACTCATAAAAATTAGTATAATCTTCTGGTTCTGCTTCGCGCATTGTTGCATTAATGGCTTTTGATATTGCTTTAATCCTAGCAATATTTCCTGTTTCGCCTTTTAAATGATCAACAAATCGTTGTACAGCTAACGCTTCTTTTGCTTCAGGATCTAATTCTTTTTCGACTTTATCTGCTGCAGGTTCTTCAGTTGATGCTTCTGGTGCAGGTGTTTCAGCTGCTGCTTCCGGAGATGGAGCTTCTGGTGCAGGAGGTGTTGTTTCAGGTGCAGTCGGTGTTGTTTCAGGAGCTGCGGTCGCTTCTGGAGCTGCGGGCGCTTCTGGAGCTTCTTCTGCAGGTTCTTCAGTTGGTGTAGGTTGTTCGTATAAAACTTTTTCAATCTTTCTACGTACATATTCTCTAACTAAACGTTCTTTTTGCTCTCTAGTTAAATTTTCAATTTTATCTTTAATAACATCTTTAACTTGTTTTTCTTCATCATCCTGGCGTTTTTTTAATCGCTTTGCTGCTGTCTTTGGATCATAATCACCATCTTCTATATCTTTATATAAACGATCATCATTAGCATATGTTGGATACATTTTTCCATCATCTTGCATTTCTTTGTCAGTTTTACGCAAAACATTAAGTTGTTTATCGCCTGTAGTTCTAGGGTTTAATTTGCCTTCTTTATCATCTAACGTATAATCTTTAAGATCTTTACGATATGTAGGTTTTTTGTTTTCTGGTTTTTTGTATTTGCTTTTATGTTTTTCAGCCATTATAATATCCTATTTTATATAAATATGTTATCGTGTATATTTCAATACCCCTAGTAGTTGATTAACTGGAGCAAATGCTCCTGTCATTTTATATGTATTTCCTTGAAATGTAAATACAACTCCTTCAGTTGGTACAATTGCACCAAACCCGCCTAGTTTTTGTATGCGTCCTAGTTCATGTTCTAATTTTTGTATTGTAGCAGGATCACCCTTAGCTTGCAAATCTTTGATAAGCTGCGCTAATTCTGTTTTTATTTCTTGAACCGTTTGGTCTGGATTTGCTGCTAGATAATTGGTTGCATTTTGTAATACCAAAACTCCTAGACGCAAAAAGATTGATTCAAATGGTTCTAAATTTTGTTTTTTGTATTGTTTGAAATCTTTTTTATCAAACTCATCAACCCATGCTAAAAATTCAGGATTTGCAATTTGTTTTTTAAGTATGGATATATTTGTTGATTTATCATTAAATGACCATCGATACATCAATGTATCAACCAACTCGTCTGTAATATCATATCCCAATTGTTGGGCTTTTGATTTGATAACATCTCGCCACCATGATTTGTGATATTCGCTGATTAAATCTGTCTCTTTAAGATTAAATTTTGTTTGTAATTGTGTAATCTCATTAAAGAATGCTGCTTGTTGATCTTCAAAATCATATACTCGACCCAATTTAATACGTTGTGGTGGAATAAATGAAAATGTTTTTTGCATA